CAACGCGGCTCTGCCGCGCTATGGGCAGTGCAATCGGCAAGCATTGCAGCTCTTCGAGCTGCTCGCTTGCAATGGAAGCCTTTCTCTTGGGGTTTCAAAGGGGCCATTCTCTTTTGCAAAAGAGAATGGCCCCTTTGTCCCGCTCCCCTGCGTGGCGCAGGGGAACAAAGTACAGCGCTGCCGCGCTGTGATATGTTACCCTTGACGTTTTTTGAAGGTTAAATAACCCTCGAGCATCAGGCTCGCCGCGACGGCGTCGACGGTTTTCTTGCGCTCCTTGGCGCGCTTGCCATTATTCAATAGAATATTGTGCGCGTCGACGGTCGTGCGGCGCTCGTCCCAGAGCGTGACGGGGAGCGACGTGGCCTCGCGCAGCATCTCGGCAAAGCCCTCGGCCTTTTCTGCGCGGGGGCCGCGCGTGCCGTCCATGTTGAGTGGGTGGCCGAGCACGAGCTCTGTGACCTCGTGCTCGGAGATGAGCGGCAGCAGCTTTTCGATGACCGCCTCGGGCCGGTACGCGGTGATAACGGTCGAAAATCCAGTGAGCGTCAGCGTGCGATCGGAGATCGCGACGCCGGTGTGCGCGTCGCCGTAGTCGATGGCCATGATCTTCATAAAATTGCCTCCTGAGCGTTTCTTTTGATTGCCAGCATACAGGATTTTCACCCAAAAAGCAAGCGCGGGGCGGGAGAGCGGCGCGACGCGGCGGCAAAATGCGCTTAGATCGCCCCGCCGCAGGAGAAAAAACGCGGGAAAGGACGAAAATCTGCACGATTTTCTGCAAAATCGTCGCTTTGTCAATAGATAAATGCTAAAAAACGCAAAATATTTTTTTACGAGTGTATCAAGGCGGCGACTTCAGCCTCAAAAAGGGCGGCAGAGCTCAAAAAGTTGAACATCCCGCGGGGGTAGTTGTTGATCCACGCCTCGATCTCTTTGACTTCCCGGGGCGAGTATGTGCTCAGGTCTGAGCCCTTGGGGACTTGCCGCCGGATCATGCCGTTTTGGTTTTCGTTGCTTCCCCGCTCGCTCGGCTTGTAGGGGTGGCAGTAGTAGACTTCGGTGCGTTTTCCCTTTCCGCGGCGCTTCTGTTCGATGCCGGCGGCGTCAGCGAACTCGCTTCCGTTGTCGCAGGTGATGGTCAGGAAAAGTCGGTAGAACAGGGAGCCCAGCCGACGCTCGAGACCGTTCAGGGCCCGCACGACGCTGGCGCTCGTTTTGTCTCTCATTGGTATGATGAACTCCCAACGGGTGAGGCGCTCGGTCAGCATGAGCCATGTCTCTTTGACGCCTTTGCAGCTCTCGAGGCTGTCCATTTCCCAGTGGCCGAAGGTCTTGCGCTCCTCGACCTCCTTGTCCCTCTCCTCGATGCTCTTGCCGGCCGGCGGTCTGGCTGTGGTGCCTTCTGGCCGCTGCGGCGCCATGCGCTTGCCGCTCATAGGCAGCATCTCGACGGTGAGATCGTCGCCAAACACTTCGTCTCGGATGTACTTGTAGACGGTGGCCGCGCAAATATGTACGCGAAAACGCCATCCCTTGAGCTCGGCCTCGCCGATGGCAGCGTCCGGGCTGTACTTCTCGTCCCGGATCTTGGCGATCAGGTAGTTGGCGAGCTCGTAGTCGTTCCCGAGTTTCAGATCTGGCCCCTTTGCCCGCAGGTTTTCCTCGTATCGGGCCTGCGCCCCGTCCGGGTTGTACCGGGTCTCGGTTGTGAGGTCGCTGTTGGTGTGCTCGTAGGTGCTGCGCTTGATCTCCCGGTAGATGGTGGTATAGTGTACGCCGAGCTCCTTGGCGATGTCCACGGGCTTCATGCCAGCCCGCAGGAAGGCGTCGATCTGGATGCGCTTGGTTTGTGTTAGATGGCTGAAATGTTTTCCCATGGTGATCCCTCCGTGAAAAAGAAAAGGGGGGCGACCACTCGGCCGCCCCTTCGTCGTCATCCCTTGTACGCTGCGATCAGTGTCAGGGTCTCCTCGTCCGTGACGATGTCCTCCAGTCTGCACTCCAGAGCGACGCAGATCTTCAGGATGGTTTTGAGTTTAGCCCCGGCGATGTCGCGGTCGTCCTGCTCGTAGGTCTGGAGGACTCGGCTGTTTATGTCGGCCTTCTTTGCGAGCTGAGACTGAGAGAGGCCGCGGCTTTCTCGCAGCGCCTTCAGTCTTTTCCCGGTGGTGATCGTTTCCATGTGTCGCCCTCCTTCGTTGGCTTTGTATGCCCTAACTATACAACATTTGTTGTATAATGTCAAGAGGAGCAAAAAGAAAAGCAGCCCGACCGAGTGGCCGGGCTGCTGCTATTCTTTACCGAGCAGGTAGTAGATGGTCACGCCGAGAGCGTTGGCCAGATACTCGAGCTCGTAGTCTGCGACCACTCTGTCGCCCGTCTCGATCCGGCTGATGGCCTTCTGCGTGATGTCAAGCCCCGCGATCTGGATCTTATACGCGAGGCGCTCCTGCGAGAGGTCGGCCCGCTCTCCGGCTTCGCGGACGCGCTCGCCTGAGATGTTGCACCGACCGTATGGCCTGTATATCTTCAAATATGCGCCCCCTCCCTTTATGCCAAAGATGCCTATTTGACATTAGCACGCCCGGCATGGTAATATTATGCCAAAGATGCCTAAACGCTAAAAAACGCAAGGGCGAAAAGGAGGAGAAAATCATGGGTTTACGCTTCAGGAGAAGTTTCAAGATCGCCCCCGGTGTGCGCGTCAATCTTAACAAAAAGAGCGCGAGCGTCAGTTTCGGGCCGAAGGGGCTGAAGCACACGGTCAGCACCACAGGGAAAAGCCACACGACCGTCGGGATCCCCGGCACGGGTCTGTCGTACACGACGACCGGCGGCGGCAGCCGTCCGGCCAGCGTCCCGTCTGCGCAGCGCCCGACCTCTCCAAAAAGCAAGGCGGTCGTCTTGCCGCTTTGCATATTCCTCGGGATGTTCGGCGTGCACCGCTACTATGTGGGGAAGATTGGCACGGGCGTCATCTGGACGCTGACGGCTGGCTGCTTTGGTATCGGGTGGATCGTGGACATCTTCACGGTCGCCCTCGGCGGCTTCTATGATGTCAACGGCTATGTCGTCCGCTTCCATCCGACCGAGGCCGAGCTGGCCGCTGCTGAGGCAGCACAGAGCGAGGACGGCGAGGATCTGGCAGAGGATGACGCCGCAGAGGAATGAGCGCATAAACAGAAAAAGCCCGCCCGGGATCACTCCCGAGCGGGCTCTTTTTGTGTGTTCTGACGGTTTAATGGCTTCCGGCCGGCGGCGATCCGCGCCGCGCCGGTGGCAAACTGCACAATCAGACCTTCTTGGTGTAGTCCAGCGAGATCCAGCCGGCCCCGGATTTCAGCTTGCCCCACTTGGAGGCTCCGGGCCCGTCGCTCTCGGCGACGATGGTGTAGACGCCCTTGTCGCGGATGTCCCCGTTGGTGCCGTAGTTGGTGCCGGGGCCCTTGCGGATGTTCAGCACGTCGGTCGTCACCTTCACGAGGTACGAGGTGGCCGTGGCCGCGCTGGTCTTGATGTCGGCCGCGTCCGTCCAGCCGTAGACGGTGGAGCCGCCGCCGGAGACGGCGATCAGGTGGTAGGGGTGCGCCTTGCCCTTGGCGAGGGCCGTGACCTTGGCCTTGCCGGGCTTGCAGCTCGACGCGGTCTTGGCCGTGGAGCTGACGTAGTGCTTGGAGCCGGTAAACTCCACCACGTCGCCGATCTTGATGTCGGCCGTGCTGCCGGTGGTCTCCCCGGTGGAGGGGGTGCTGCTGCCGGATCCGAGCCGGCGGTTGACCTCGGCTGCGATCTCCCCGTGGCGGTTGTAGAGCCAGTCGCCCGGGCAGGCTTTGTTCGCATAGTCCCGGTGCACGGTCATGTTGCAGCCGTTCAGGTGGTTCATGCGCTCGTTTTTGTTGGTCGACCAGACGAGCTTGGCGATCCCGTTGCGCTTGCAGATGTCGGTCACGAGATCCAGCAGCGCGTCGTATGCCTTGCTGTTCACCGCATAGGGGTGAGTGGCGTCGCTGGCGACCTCGATGGTGACGGCGCGCTGGTCGTTGGCGTTGGACGATGTGCACCACGAGCGGTTGCCCTCGTCCACATAGAGGGCGATGCGGCCGTCGTTGCCGATGCCGTAGTTGCTGGACGCCTGCCGGCTGCTCTGAGCGAACAGGGCGCCGCAGCTCTCGACGGAGAGCTGGCCGGCCATACAGTGGATCGTGATGGTGTCGATCTTCTTGGTGCGCTTGCCCGAGTGGTTGGGGCTGAGCTTGGTGTAGGAGATCAGGGCGCTGTTACTCATGGTCGTCGTCCCCCTTCCCGTTGCTGAGCTCGTCGAGGGTCTCCTCGGTCAGCTCCTCGCCCGGCTTCAGGGCGATGCCGTCGATGTCCTTGGTGTTGGTCATGATGTGTTCCTCCTTCTTGCAGAATAAAGGGCGGGCCAGCCGGCCCGCCCTCTGCGTTGATTATTCTAACGGCAGGTTGCCGCCGTTAAGCTGGTTGACTGCCGCCTCGATGGCCGCGTTGACGGCCTCCTCGTCCACGGTGAAGCCCATGGACGCGAGGAACTCGAGGACGTACTTCTTCTTTTCCTCGCCGCGGCCCTGCCCCTTGTAAAGCTGCTCGGCAGCGGCGACGCCGATCTTCACCCACTCGAGCAGCTCCTTGCGCTGCGCGTCGGTGGTCTTGCTCTTGATCCACGGGATCAGGAACACGCTGACGCCTGCGGCGAGCAGCGCGATGACGGCGTTAATGACGGGGGTGATGTCGATCATGTTCATCCTTTTGCCTCCTTGTCTGATGTGGTTGTGGTGGTGTACTCTCCGACGCCGGCCCCGCTGATGGGGTTGCCATCAGCGTCGAGGCCGTGCCGGTTGCGGCTGATCTTCTCGGTGGCCGACTTGGCCGCATAGCTCACGAGGTAGCCGATGCAGGCCGTGAAGATGGTGGTCGTGACATCGCTGGCGGTCTGCTGATCGCGGAAGGCCAGCACATAGGACGCCACGGCCGCGGCAGTTGCTACGAGGACGGCCCACGCCGCCAGCTTCTTCGAGAACTCCCACGGCCTGCGTCGGGCCTTGGCTTCCCGCTTGCGCCGGTATCTTCCCATGGGTGTCACCTCCCTCAGTAGATCGCGTGGATGCCCTGTTCGGTGAGGAAGTCCTTCTGCTCGTGTTTGATGCGCTTGGCGTACTCGAGGGCCGCCTCAGTCTCGCCGTTGGCGTGGCCGTTCTTCAGGGCGGTGGCCGTAGCCTCGCCGAGTGCGATGGCGGCCCCCACGCTGCGCACGAGAAGCACCTCGTTTCTCTCCCGGGCGGCGTCCCGGCGATCGAGCTCCTCGTCCCTCTTGGTGAGCCGGCGCTGGATCAGCCAGAAGCACAGGCCGGTGATGGCCGACGGGATCCCCATGAGGGCCACGAGCTGCGCGATGTCTAACTCGATCATGCTGCACCTCCGTCCTCGACCTCGACGAGTTTCCAGCCCTGCGGGTAGGTGTCCGGCGACCAGACGTTGTTGTCAATGGCGCTTTCATAGATCTGTCCGTTGTAGATCACGCGGTCGCCGGTCTGGTAGGCGTCATGCGAGCCGGTAGGCTGTATAAAGGCCGGGACGGTTTCGCCCGTCTCCTCGCCGCCGGTTTCAGGCTCTTGTCCCGGTTCCTGCTCTGTGCCGGGCTCCGGGGTCGTGCCGGGTTCGCCTGCGGCGGTCACTTCCTCCCAGCCCTGCGGGTATGCCTCGGGGCTGTATGCGTTGGCCCCATCCATGATAGAGCGGTAGACCTTGCCATCAGTCCACAGGCAGCACTCGCCCTTCTGGTAGGCGTCATGGGCACCCGTGGGCTGGATGAACGCCTTTGCCTTGGTCGGGTCGGTGGTGTGGTAGGGCACCCACTGTGCAGGGCTCTGGCCCGGCTCGATGTCCGGGTTGTTGTTGGTGTTGTGTGCTTGGCAGCAGCGCCAGCTCTGCCCGTCGTGGGTGCAGGCTTCGCCGACCTCGTGGCTGCCGTCCCCCTTGGGGCCGGCCTTCGTCCACGCTGGCAGCAGATCCTCGCAGGCGACGATCTCTGTGCCGGACAGGTCGCCGGCGCTCGCCTCTCTGGTGAAGGTCATGCGGGCGCTGCGCAGGGCGGCCTCGAGGCCGCTGTACTTGGTGCTCATGTGGTCAGCCCCCTTTCAATGGCGCCAGACAGATCCTCGAGCTCGTCCTCGAGCTTGGTGATCCGCTCCTTGTCCTCGGGAGAGGTGCCGCCCCCGCCGCCGGCGGCGGCCTGCTCCTTCTCGTGGATGGCTTTGATGCTGTGTTCCATGAAGTAGACCATGCTGCTCCTCCTTTCTGGTCTTGGGGTGTTGGTTTATGCGAAGTTGCCGCCGACCGACTGGATGTAGCAGTCGCCCTCGGCCGAGCCGCGCAGGAGCTTGACCTTGATCTTCACGCCCCAGCTCGCGGCGGTCTTGGTCTGGTTGGTGAAAAAGTGCTTCTGACTGGTCAGGGCCTTGGTGGTGATGTCCTCCCATGTGGGCTCGGCGTCGTTGCCGTTGTTGCAGATCCAGACCTGAAGGGTGCTGCCGGTCGGGAAGCTGCCCTGAATATTGACGAGGGCCTTGGTCGGCATATCGTCGGCCGCCATCGCCACGGTCTGCTCGAACTCAACCGAGTGCATGGCCTTGTCGAAGGACAGGGTGCGCACGGTGCTCTCGTTCTTGGCGTCGGTGGCGGTGATGGTCAGGGTGTGGTCGCCGTTCAGCAGCTTGAGCCACTGGTCGGCCGTGATCTCGAGCTCGTTGGTGTCGCCGAGGGTGGCCGTGTAGGTCCGCAGCGTGGTGGTGTCCAGCTTCTCCACGACCGTGACCTGATGGCCGTCGGCGTCGGTGACGGTGTACTCATAGGAGGGCGGCGTGGTGGTGAAGCTGCCGAGGTCGGTGTCGCTGCCGCTGATGACGGGCGGCCGGTTGTTGGTGACGGTGCGCACGGCGCTGGTGGTGTAGGCGCTCTCGGCCCCGGCGGTGTCGTATGCCTTGACGCGGTACTGCACGCTCGTCCATCCGTAGGTGATGGAGTCCGTGTAGCTTCGGGAGCTGCCGCTGTAAATCTGCGCCCATGTGCCGTCGTCCACCTTGCGCTCCAGCTTGTAGCCGGCGAGGTTGCCGTCGGGATCGGTCGACTGTCCCCACGAGATGCTCAGGTTTTCGCCGCCGATGACCTCGCTCGGGACAGTGATGGTGCCGGGGGCCGTGGGCGGCTGGTTGTAGACGATTGTGTAGCAGCCGTCCGAGTCGGTGGTATCGGAGACCAAGAGATCGGATGACAGATTACAAGCGGGGCGCAGGCCGTAGCGGCCGATGTAGGCGTAGTACCCGTACAGCGAGCCGTCGGAATAGACGAAGCGGGCGTGGCCGGCCGACCCGGCATAGGCGTCCCGCAGCCAGTAGTACCACGCCTGATTGGCGTCGACATCATAGTTGGAGTTGGCAGCGGCCGAGGCCGAGACGGTAGCGATGCGGCTGGAGTTGTCGCTGAATATCGCCAGCTTGCTGCCGCACACATGGTCGCCCGAGAGGTTGACCTCGGTGCAGGACAGGGGGAAAACCTTGTCCACACAGGTCTCCGTCCCGCCGCCGTCCGTGGAGCTCTTGCCGACGGTGATGGTGGTGGCGAGCAGGGCGGCCCGCTCGTTGGCCGTGAATCCGTTGAGGAAGCCGGCGATGGTGTTGTAGGGGTTGTAGCCGCTCCAGACGTGGGACGAGTCGGGAGCCTGATCCGCCGAGTGCTGCGCGGTGTACCACTGGCCCGCGCCCTTGTCGCTGTTGAGCCACT